TCATATATCTCAGCTTCAAATGCTGGAATCAATTTGTCTGCCATATGATCGTCTACCAACAATTTAGATAGCAATGCCAGTTCTTGACCATTTAGTCTTTTAATCTTTTCTGCTATTGCGTGTGGTGATGCTTTATTACCTAATGCCATTATGCCTCCCTGCCAAATTTATCAATGAGCTTGTCTCCTCTGACTTGCTCTTCTCTAAATATGTGTATGATTTTGTCGTCTTGTTCTCTTACAATACTTCCATCGTTGTATTGTGTATCACATACATGACCTTTCTCTGTGTCCTGTGGTCTGTTGTCATACCACATGCTAGATAATCTGTGAATGTGTATAGATTTAGGCTGTCCAGCCCATTTCTCAGCGGCTAGTTTTATAGCCTGTTTGTGAACTAACTCATCATATTGTCCCATAATGTCTCCATTTATTTACTTTATGCTATATTATAGGATAAACTGGACCTTTAATCAACAATCAATAGGACCAAAAGCCCAGCTCCCTTATCGTCTATTCAGGCTTGACTAATGTCCAAATACCATATGCCAATGCTGGCCATGCTAGTAATTTGACTATTGGTGCAGCCACTATGATTAGTAGTGATACAACAATAATAGTCGCCCCGTCCCAAGATGTTCTCTCTGGGAGTCTCGCTTTAATAAAGTCTAATATGCCTTCCATATTTTGCTCCTATTGTTTTAGGTCTGCTTCTAGTGCATCAATATAGTCTTGTATATTGTGGTCCGCCACTATATCAAACCTGCCTTTAAATATTGCACCTAATAATGACCATCCTTTATCTCTTATCCTCTCTGAGGACCAACGTGCAAGTTCTGTAACCTCGCCTGTTGATTTGATATACAGACATTTGCCTGTATGTCTCCATCGGAACCACGATGGAACACAAGGAACCACATCATTATTATTTACAAATCGTTGATGGTTTAGATGTTTATCACACCACGCCCTAAATTTAGGACCACCAGCTCTTGGTGAACCATATGTGTATAAAGTATCAATGTCATACCCGCCTTTATATTCTAAACGTTGTGATAATATAGTTGCCATTGCACCACCTAATGAGTGGCCACAAGACCATATCTTGCGTCCCTTAGAATATTTGTCGAGTCTTTCAATTACATGAGGATATATCTTATCTACTTCTTCTTTGAAACCCTGATGTATTTTATTGCCTGATACTGAATCAGCCTTAAATATCTCTAGGTCTGCGTAGATGTCATTTAGTTGTGAAGGCTCTGTGCCTCTACATGTTATTACAATATCCGTCTTGTTGTGAAATATGTAAGTTTGTGCTCCTTTTTCATCTATGTAAAGAGCGTAATTGAATCCTAGTTTCTTACCCTGCTCTTTACCTAGCTTAGGACCTGAATATGCTATTTTAGCAAATCTGGCAAATAAAGCACGTCTTTCTTTTTCTTGTAATTCTGTAATCATGATTGTATTTTATTTATAAGATCACTTGACTTATGGTTGGGTCCTATTCATAATATATAAATAGTTACTTAACCAAAAGGATATTACATATGGCAGCACTAAACGAAGGAGGAGGACTAACACCACTTAGAATGGGCATATTCATACAGAAATGTATTGACGGAGAGTCCCATCAACTTAAAAATGCTAAGACTGCTGTAATTACAGGCATGACTGCATGGAACTTCATAGACAAAAAGACTGGTGAGCGTCAACAAGAGATTACAGGTAACTTTGGTAGTGATATAAAGACAGATAAGGACTTTAGGAAGTTTATAAAGCCAGCCAAACCTAATACTAGATTCATAACAAACACAGGAGATGAATTAGCATTAAGCCAGTTCCTAAAGACAGAAGAATATAAAGGAGGCAGAGTAGATTATAACAAAGGAAATGTTGCTGAACTTATATTTGCTGCTGCCATATTTGCTAGGTTCACAACAAGAACAAAAAGAGTAATGGAAGATGATATAAAGAAAATTATATTTGACCGTAGAGTAAAAGCCAATCCAGGTAACATGATAGAAATGGCACCCAACAAAGGTATAAAGATAAAAGACAAAGTAGAACTAAAATGGGGCATGTCAGGCAACAACCACAGAGCAGTAACAAATCCAAACTTATGGCCTATATGGTCATTATCAGATAATTCAGGAGATAATCTTGTAGCTGCTTCATGTAATTATGCCAATAGTGCTAATGTAACATCATGGTCTAATCTAGTGTATGAGAACGGTTCATATAATGAAATAACAATACTAGCAGAAGGTGAGGAGGATCAAAAAGAAACAAAGGTAGACGTAAGAGTATTGATTACAGACCAAGACGGCAATCCTGAGCCAGTAAATATTAATGTATCATTGAAGAAAGGTAATGTAGGACAGTTTGGACAATTTGGAGGAGTAACATATGAAGTCCAGAAGGAAGTGTGGGGTTCATCATTTGGTATTGAGCCACCATTAGAAAAGTCTAAATATGAAAGTTACTTTATAACTAAAGACCATAAAACAGATACAGCTATAGCTTTTCAAGAGATGTATAAGGCAGTCATTCCTGTTGTAAAGAAAATGTTTGACGACCCTAAGAATAATAAAAAGATGGTTCAGACATTTGCTAACTTTCTAAGACAACAAGTAACCTTAGGAGAAAAGAATGTTACATTAGTTTCTCTTAAGAAGGATTTTGCTGTAGAATATACTTTAGATAATGTCGAGGCAATGCTTGAGAACTTAGACTTTGACTTTGTATATCGAGAACAAAAAGCTAAAGGTGGAGATGAGAACTTGCCTGCTATAGATATCAATTGTAAATTAAAAGGAGAGTTAGAAGTAAAGACATTATTAACAATAAGAGCTAAACGTGGTGAAGGCACATATTATAGAAATATATTTGAAAAGAAAGCTCTATTCACAGACCTATTTGCAACAATATTGAAAGCCACAGACCGATGAAAGCTAGTTTATTCTTTTTATTTAATCACGGTGGTGAACTGTATATTGTGGACAACACAAAGATAGATGATGTTCCTAAACCTCGTGAACTTCTCTTTAGAGCCTCACAAATAGAAATAATAAGAGAAAGAGCATTATATATGAGCCAGCCTGTTGTTATGGACAGCGCTAGAAAAAGAACTGCTAAACATAGCCCTGAAGGATTAGAACGTATTAGAGAAGCTAAACTAGGTTCTAATCATCCTGCTGTAAAGAATGGTAGGGACACTGACTTCAAACAAAAAGTTTCTAATACTATGAGAGGAACAAGAATAGGAGAGAATAATCCTATGTGGGGCAGAAGACATTCTAAAGAAACAAGACAAAAGATGCATGAAGCTGCCATGCACAAAGAAAGAAGACGTTGGGTTTGTTCTCCTGAAGGTAGAACTACTACTATTCCTATCAGTGAACCTTTACCAGAAGGATATCAATGGGGCAGATTCTATGACCCTTACAAACCTGATCCTACAGAGCTTTTATAAAAGCCTGGACCTGTTTGACATATTTTAATAAGCTCACTAGCAATGCTAGATGTATTTTCCTTAGTAATAATGCCTGGGTCAAATACAAATGTTGTAAATCGTTTAGAATAATGTTTCATCTGATTAATATAGATTTGTTTCTGTGCAACATATTGATAATTAGAATGTTCTTCCATAGGATTTAGTGCAGCACCTGTAATCATCCAACCCACTCTATTAGCAGTTACCTTTTTCAATAGTTCAGAAGGATACTTATCAAAGTCCCAATTGAATACAGGCTTGTTATGATTAAAAAATATAAGATCATAGTGTTCTCTGGTTACTTGTATTTCTTCCTGTAAGTGTGCTCTTGGAACTAATTCTACATTCCAATTACATGACCACATTTGATAGGATAGTTCAGCACCAAACTTACTATTACCTCCCGTTAGTAGGACGTTCATATATCTTCTCCATTGTATTTTGTTCTTGACCACATGAATGAGAACATAACAGAACGCTGTTATCGTCCCAGCTCTCATATACTTTTCTAAAAGGGTCGTTATCTAATATCTCTTTTAGTGTATTATTATCTAAATTGTTTTGTATGCCTTCTAATATACCTAATGCTTGAAATTGATGGACAACGGATACAATCCTGCCTTTCAAATACTTACTGCTTAAATGTCCAAAGAAACTGCAAGGCCATACCGTGCCGTCATGATTTATTCTTATCTCATTACCAGCACCAAATGTTTTTGCTTGACAGTTTATACAACCACTCCTAGGCTGTTCTAATATGTGTGCAACATCTTTATATTTCACATCATCTGCATTAATCATCTTAATAAAGTCTAGTTGTTTATCAGTAGCCTCTATTGGTTTTATAGGAATCGTTACAAGTGTTCCATCTCCATCTCTAGGCCATTTAGCAGGATGTATTTCATATGATATATTATAATCTTTATCCTTGGCTGGCATTGGTGCACCTTCAAAACCATTAGGGTTCTTAAATCTTACAGGAAAACCTAACTTTTTTCCTATTTGTAATACTTCTTCCTTTTGGTGTTCATTATGCTTGAATTTTAAAAACTCCCAAATGCCTCGAGCTCCTGAGTCACTGTAAGTTTCCATTGCCGAGATAACTTTGTGCCATTTTACATTCCTTCTGTATATGTGATTAGTATCCTCTAGTCCATCAACTGAGAATATCACATATCTTTTCTGGTATTGTGTATATGTTTCATCTGGCGAGCCCCTCATAAGTTCTCCTAGTTGTTGCCAGAACTTTGTATTCCTCATGCCACCATTAGTATTGATTTGCATTTTACAATCTTTAATACTTAATATGTATTCTATTATATCAAGTATCTCAGGACATGTGCAAGGGTCTCCGTAATCACCAGCAAATGTCCAGAACTCTATTTGTTGTATAAAGTCACGAGGGAAATGTCTTTTGAATCTTTCTAATGTATATGCTCCTTCTACTATATTAGGATTTACATTAGGAGAGAAGTCTACATATCGAGGGCACCAAGGACATATAGAATTACAAAGCGTTGACAGTTCTAAGTGAACGCTTCGTAAGTTTTCATATGCCCATTGTGTATTTTCCACATGAGTATTTATTTACTCTCTGAGAAGTCTACTTTCGCTTTCATCTCTTCCATCTTTTTAGATATGTCCTTAAACTTGTATCCTTTTTTAGGTTTGGAATATTCTGTAATACCTATATCAGATAATATAGCTTCCATTTTAGGATAAAGTTTTAAAAGCTGTCCGTCTTTCACGTATGTGAGTAACTCTGCTTCCTTATGATGCATGCCTTCTAATATAGACATCCAATTCATTTCTTGTTTCCAAGTAGGAAGATTTTTTATATTAGCTGTAGGGTCAGTAAATTGTTTTATACGTCTCCATTCTAATGTAAGAGTTGTATCACCCATACCTTCTGGTATGTCATCTTCTATTTTTGTGGACTCAGGCATGCCTTCAGGCAGATTCCAATCTGCTTTCTCGGCACCTACACCCAATCTAACAAGAGGAACAATAGTTTGATTACTTGCTGCAAGTTCCTTCAGTCTGTCTATTTGTGCTTTCTTGCCTCTAGCTTCGAATACCCAATTAAGACCTTCGTCTACTTGTCTAAACTTTTGCATTGTTATTTCTTCTTGTTTTTAGAACCTTTAGGACGGCCTCTCTTCTTAGGAGGAGTCTTGCCATCTTTGTAAGCTTCGTTAATGTTTGGAGTTGATTTGTCGTCAGCTTTGTAACGACCTTTTTTGTCTCTTGCCCTTACACCTGAAGCTGGTGCTTCTGGTTTTGGGAAGAATACATTTTTTAACCATTTAAACATAATTTTTCACCTTTGTTTTAGTTTCAAAAATCATCAATAACGTCTATCATTTGTTTCATTTTATTCTTCATAAAATAATCTAATAATAAACTTCTATCTTGTCCCTGTTGGGACTTGTAATTATTTATAATACTTTCTTTGATGTCTTCTGGTGTTTTGGTCAAGTCAACGAGTGTGCTATTCCTTACATAACCTGCCGACATCTCCCCTGATACCCATTCTTCAGGTTTCAGGTATTTCCATTTGTTAAGTTTTACCTTACGAATTGGTGTCTGGCGTATGCCTTCTACTAATACATTATCTTCTGACAATATATTAGGTATGCCATCGCCTTTATCACCTATAATTATATGCTCTCTCAACACAACCTCAGCAGGTTCGGTAATCTTTACCCATTTCTTTTGTGCTGGAGCAAATTGTTTTACATTGCTATATTTTTGTAGCTGTTTAAAGTCGTGATCTCCAGATACAATTAGAAAAGGCTCTGGTGTTATCTCATCTTCAAATAAAGGACCAGGTTCTCCTATTGTCTGACTATATTCTGCTAGTGTGCCTATAACATCATCTGCCTCAGCACCATCAACATCAATAACAGGATAAGGAAACACTTCCATTATCTCATCTCGAACAAGATTAACAGCATCAAATATAGCACCCCAATCCATATCACTCTTTTGTCGTGATGCTTTTCTACCTGCTTTGTAATAAGGAAATATAGCACGACGCCAATATTTTCTGTTATCACATGCAATAACTAACTCTCCAAATTCAGGACTCCAACGTTTATTGTAGGAACGAATAGAATTAATTATCATGTGTCGTAATAAATCTAGGTTAGGCTCTACACTACCAGAGCCTTTTGCCTCTGCCATAAATGAACCAATGGCAGTTTGGTTATAATCTACGACAATCATTATTGCACCTTTAACAATAGCATATTAGGATTGATACGAGTCTTAACTTTCATTTGTTTACCACGTATCTTACCTACGACTTCATGTATTGCCTTTTTAGATTTAGACATTATTACTTTGAGCTGTTCATCAGGCTTTCGTAATGTCTTTTCATATGACAATCCTTCATCATATCCTGTTATACTTGTGCCTTTAACATGTAAGCCACCATCGTTCTTAGACATGTATAGCCCTAGTCTACGGCGCTTAGTATCATATACCCATACTTCTGTGCTACCTAGTATAGTTGTAGGGTTCACAGATGCTATGTTTAAGTCCTTATCTGCTTGTAAATATCGTAAACGTGCTACTATCTTACGAGGATCTTGTGGCTTCTTACGTCTAATAGGTGTCTTACGTTGTTGTTGCGTAATCATTATTTGTAAGAACTCATCTAACCATAGAACAAGTTTATCCATGTTAGGTTTATTCACATGACTATAACCTTCAACCAATTGATCGTCCCAATCAGATCTATTTTTAATCTTACGGACTCGTTGGCATTCCTTAAACTCATCTAGAATATTAGCATATTCATTATAAACATGACTAGACTCTTCTTTGTTTAGTTTACAGGAAGTTGTAAGCATTTCAGGTGTGCCATGTTTTTTACCTTCCATGATATTGTCAATGCTTTCATCAACAGCACTGATCATAACATCTAGTTCTCGTCTAATAGGCCTGACGACAGCTTTCTTTTGTTCTGCTGCCTGTGCTTTCTCTTCTGCCTTTTCCTCAGACTTTTTCTTGAAGTAATCATATTTGCTGTAAATATAATTCTCCTGGTTTTCTAACATGTAACCTGTCTTTTCCCAGAACCAAGCATATTCTCCTATGGATAGAAAACAATAATCAGGACACCCTAATACTATTTTCTGTTCTTCTTTAGTCCACTTGGAGCCTTTCTTAATCCAATTACGAAAAGACTTGTAAGTTTCTTTGCCATTAATTTCAGCATGAATAAAGTATTGAGACTGTTTCCAAGCCTGTTGCTTTTGTTCATCTGTTTGTGCTAGGCTGAATTCAGCCCAGTTAGGTTCCGTAAGCATATACGGAGTTCGTTTCTTTTTAGTTGCCATAAAGGTCTTCTCCTTAGTTTCATATACTAATTATAAGACCTGCTAGACCTAGAGTCAAGGTAATTTAGTCTCTTTTGGTAAAATTACTTGTTTTTTCTGGTTCGGGATAGTCTGCTAGCATCTTCCAAAATATAACTCTATCGAATTTGACTGTTCTCCAGCCCTCTTTTTCAAGATCATATACTGTTAGATTGCCTTTTGTAGACTTTGTTGTGGTTGTTTTTGTTTCAGGAATAAGATCTGTTTTTAGTGTGCATATCATTTCTCTGACTTCACCATTAGCTTTGTGTATTCTAAACATAGAATAACCTAATTTTGTATGTTCTAATACAGCATTTTGCCATGCATCGTCATTACGCTGTGGCTCGTATTGTATTTCTGTATTATCACCTTTTATATCTTTATTTGGCATCTTTACCTCTCAGTTTTTTATCAATTAACCATTGCAAGTCTTTCTCTTTTTTAGCGTCCATACTTGCTTCTGGTCCATACTTATCACTGACCCAATCATCTCCTATTACTTCTTCCTTAGGAGAATCTGTTGTCATCTCTATATGTATATCGTCTTTAGCACCTAATCGTTCTCCTATGGTTGTCTCTCTTTGTATTTCAGGTTCTTCTGGTAAGTCCTCATGCACAAAGTCAACAACAGAATCTTCTAGTTTAACAGGAGTAATCAGTTCTCCTGATCTTTCTTTAAAACTTAGATTAGCTGCAATAACTAATACAATGGCAAGTGGGTCAAATACAAATATAAGCAATAGTATTAGTATAAGGACTGCAGAGTCGATGCTGTTCGCCGAGTCATCTCCATATAGTAATTGTGCTACATATTTAATAGGACCCACTTCTTGTTCTAATTCTCTGACAATAGATCTTTTATCAAATAGTGTGACATTGTATTCGTCTATCTTATCATATGCCTCATCTATTTTTGCTTGTATATTGTCTATTTGTTCGTCTTTATTGTCCTGTGAGACACTCTCATTGTCCCTTAGACGGTTTATTTCAGCATTGGCATTGTCTATTGTAGTTTGTGTATCAGCTCTATATTCTGCTATTTGATTACGATAGCTGGCTATTTGTTCCTCAGCATAAGTTCTAAGTTCATCTATCTCATCTGCTATAAGTTCACGTTCTACTTTCTGGCTCTCTCTAACTTCTATACCCTTTGCTACATTATCTGTTCTGTTTATTAGATTACCTGTAGTTCCTTGACTTGTATAAGACTCTACAATAGCGTCTAATTCTGCTAATTCTTGCTCCTTTTGATCTATATCTTGGTTCAAATTAGACCTAATAGACTCAATTTGATTCTCGGCGTATGTTATATCACCCTGAACTCTATCCCATGCAGTATCTCGTATTTCTTCCTGTTGTCGTATGCTTTCTGTTATGTCTAATGTTCCGCCTGCCTCTATTCTTTCTATACGTTCTTCTGCTACTTCTATTTTACCCTGCTCTCGTTCTATTAATTGTTCTATACGAGTTACTTCTGCACCAGCATTGCCTGCTAGTCCTGATTGTTCTATATGTGCTTTAGATAGAAAACCAAATATACCTACAGATGTTATTATGGATAGAATAACTACCGCTAATACCATGTAAGTTTTCATTAGAAACTTTACTCTGGACCAATACTGATAAATCCAAGAGGCAGTAATAAGTTTTGCTATTTCCAAAACAATCCCCATAGCAAGTATAGAGTATGGTAACCCATTAAATATTGCCATAAGTCCTACTATTGAGAAATAAGCAGCTACACCTGATACGGCGAGTGCTGAGAACAATAGTCCTATTATAAATGTTAAGCTTCTATGTTCCATCAGGTTCCTCCATAAAATGAACCATACCTAAACTAGGTGACCAATGGATAGGCTCAAAATCTTTTAGAAAACTAGAACGTATTCTTACATGCAACATATCATTAATACAACAATCATCATGTCGTTGTTGCCATTGTAATAAAAACTCCTGCATCTTTGCAGGTGCTCTGGTATCATATTCTGCTATAATTTCCTTTTTTAAATGTTCTGTAGATTCTTTTACAATAGCAGAACTACCAAAATATTTTTCAAATTGTTTATCTGTCTTGCATGAGTAACCTATATAATATCTCCCGTCAGGAAAATATGTGCAATATACCCTATGCTTCTTTTTCTCTTTTGTTTTCTTACGTTTAACCATTAGCAAAAGTATTTATACCCCAGAAAGACAACAACATTAGCCCTAACATGACTACCTGTGTCATAGATGCGTAAACAACGAACAATAAAGCTCTATCACTCCACCATTTATTTTCTGTTTCTATCCATTGTTTTGTTTCTTCAGGCGTTGCATTTCTAGGTGCCCATCTAATTCCTAGCTCTCTAGCTTCTTCAGGACATTCAGATGTAAAGTCAAGTTCTAGTTGTTCTTCCATTAATGACTCCTCTTGCCGTCAAATACACATACAAAATAGAATGGTTCTGCTGTGTCATTTATTACTCTATGAAAAGCACCATCAGGTATGAGAACCACATCTCCCTCTTCTACTTCAAATGTTTCATCATCTAATAACATTTTGCCACTACCACTGACAAAGAAATATACTTCCTCTTGTCCAGAGTGGTTATGTCCTGTTGTTTGTTTAAATGGATTTAGTAGTGTGCTACTTAATACTAGATTGTTTAATGTTTTATTATCTTTTAGTAAATAAGTTTCGTTGTCTTTTACTACTTCACCGCCTATGTCATTCAAGGCCAGCTTCATATTCTTCTTCATAAGGATCACTCATTTTAAATTCATCTTCTTGTTCATATTCTGCCCCACAAAAAGGACAGTATTTAATATTATAGAAGTGATGATCTTGATCGTGTTCAATAGTTGCAACACCTTCACACTTCTCACATTCTAAATAAATTCTATCTGCCATTCTGTGCAGCACCCCAGACATCTCCCCAATCTCCTTTTAGAGCACCACGTGCATAATCTGTAGCTCTATTTTCAAAGAAGTTTGTATGAGTAGGAGCATTAATCATTTCTTCTACCCACAATAGAGGATTTCTTTTCACTTTAAATATACCTTTCATTCCCATACTTATAAGCCTTCTATCTGCAATATATCTAATGTATGTTTTAACTTGTTCTGGTTTTAAATTCTCCATATCTCCCATAGCAAAACATGTATCAATAAACATTTCTTCTAGTTCTACCATCTTTTCTGCTATGTCATAAATTTCTTTCTTTAACTTATCATTCCATAGATTTCTGTTTTCTTTTACATAAGTCTTAAATAATTGTATCATAGACTCTGCGTGCATTGTTTCATCTACAATAGACCATGTAATTATTTGTCCCATGCCTTTCATTTTACCATGACGTGGGAAGTTCAACAACATTATAAAAGAAGAGAATAACTGCATTCCTTCTGTAAATGCTGAGAACGCTGCAATATTAGCAGCTACAGATTCAGGTGTTCCGTTTTGTCCAGATAGTTTCATAAAGTATTCATGTTTTTCTACCATTGTCTGATACTCTAAGAACTCACTATATGTAGACTCAGGCATACCTAATGTCTCGATTAAGTGTGCATAGGCAGCGACATGCAATGCCTCTCTAGCTGCAAACCCCGACAACATCATACGAACTTCTGGTTGTGGGAAGTAAGGCAAATAGTTATTTACATAACCTCCTGCTACATCAATATCTCCCTGCACAAAAAATCTAAATATGTTTGTTAGGAATGCCTTTTCAGGGTCAGATAATTTATCTTTCCAATCCTTTACATCTTCTGCCATTGGGACTTCTGTATGGAGCCAATGTGATTGTTCATGTTTCAACCATGCTTCATACGCCCAAGGATAATTAAACGGTTTAAAATAATCCCTTTCGTCTGTTAATTTTTTCTTACTTGCCACTATTCTTTTCCTATGTCTGATAAGCCAGCCTCCTGGAATGCCCATGATCTTTCTTTACACCAAAAACATTCGTTACATCTGCCTCTAATTTGTTCAACGCAACTATGAGAAAACTCTGCTACGTCATTTAATATTCCTAATTCCCATGCTAATCTTACTAAAAAGTCTTTTGTATAATCAGCAAAAGGTTGTTTGATTATTTCGTTTATTGGAACTCCGTTGTGAACATAATCACTTTCACTAACTTTCTTTCTAGGAGCAGGAGTATGATAAGAACATAATGTTCTGTAGTGTGGTGGATAATCATTTACACCTGTGAATACTACATCTGCCATATTGTTATCTACTATTTCCTTAATTCCATTTAGAAGTTGTTGTGCAACTTCATCTCCTTGATAATCGTTCCTGTTCCAATCAACACCCTCTTGATTTATAACAATAGGATGCAATCTTTTTGTGTTCTTTAATTTGCTATACCATTCTAACATTCTAGTAGCGTATGTTAATGCTCCATCTACTTTTGGAACTGTAAAAGGAATAACCTTTTGATCAGGCCCTGTAAATTCATTAACAATATACCATAGCAAAGAACTATCAAAACCACCAGATACAACGACACCGATCGTTTTCTTATCTGATAAACCATTTTTATTTACGTTTATCAGAAAATTTGCAACGTCTGTGTTATCCATTCCTTCTATCCTGCTGTTGTTGCTTTTTAAGCGCCTCGAGCTTTGGACAGATAGGACGTTGTTGTGCCTGTGGTTGTGCCATTATCCTTCGCATGCTAGACATTCTCCGTCTGCAATCTCCCTCATATCTAGTTCTTGTATAATTTCTCGTTCAATTCTTTTAGATACTTTATCTGCTTTACCTAACTTCTCTGAACGACAATAATATAAAGTCTTTACACCTGACTTCCATGCTAGGAAATGAACAGCATGTAAATATGCTATGTTCACATTAGGTCTAAAGAATAAATTTAAACTTTGTGCTTGATCTATAAACTCCTGCCTGTCTGCTGCATGTTCTATCAACCACCTTTGATCTATTTCCATAGATGTTTTAAATATGTTTTTTTGTTCGTCTGTTAATTGTGTTAAGTGCTGAACACTACCATCATTACTTATGATCGAGGACCAAACCTCGTCGTAATTTGTTCTCGGATGTTCTTCGCAATACTTCTTAATGATCTCATCAAGATATTTGTTTTTATTAAGAAAGGCGCCGGATAATGTGTCCTGTCTGTAAGCATTAGCTCTAAACGGTTCAATAGATGGCGAGGTGTTCCCCATGATAATACTACTAGAAGCATTGGGAGCGACAGCCATAACATGGCTAAAACGTAACCCTCGTCCTTTAGCATCTGGCGCTTCGCCTCGTTCCTTTCCGAGTTCTTTGTTAGCTTCATCTAACTTGCTCCTTATATGTCTAAATAATCTCAAGTTAGCACCTTTGGCTTCAGGTGTTTCCCAGGCAATACCGTTCTTTTGCAGGTAAGCATGAAAACCTAAAGCACCAACACCTATACTCCTTTCTCTCATAGCAGAAAATTTAGCTCTACCAACTTCATCAGGAGCATTGTCAATAAAGAATGTTAGAACATTATCTAACATTTCTGCTACGTCTCTTAAAAATTGTGGGTCTCGAACCCACGCTCCGTAATTTTCTAAATTTACAGAGGATAAACAGCATACTGCTGTTCGTTGTTCGTTTGTAGGCAATATAATCTCAGAACATAAGTTACTCTGATTTATTCTTAAGCCTAATTCTTTCTGGAACTCTGGCATATCCCTATTGCTTGTATCAATATAATGAATATAAGGTTCGCCTGTTTCCATTCTTAGTTCTAATATCTTTTGCCATAGTTCTTTAGCAGATACAGTTTCTTTAATTAGTCCTGAGTTAGGGTCAACTAAATTCCATCCATCATCAGCACTAGGGTCTTGCATACATCTTTCTATAATCTGCATAAAACTATCTGTAATGTTTATGCCGTGATGTAGATTAAGACATCTCATATTAGGGTCACCCGTAGGTTTTCTCATTTCTAAAAACATGAGGACATCTGGATGAGAGATGTCAAGATAAGTAGCATAAGAGCCCCTTCTAGTGCGACCCTGTCTATATGCGAGACAGGATGAATCATAAGTCTTAAGGTGAGGCATAACACCAGTAGACTTATCATCAGATGACCTGATACCAAAGCCAATACCGACACCACCACCAAGCATGCTAAGCCAGTTTGTTTCAGATAAGTTTTCAACTAAACCCTCCGCCGTATCATTAATGTAATTTAAGAAACATGAAATAGGCATACCCTTTTTACTTCTTCCAAATGAAAGAATAGGTGTAGAATAGGATAACCAATGTTTACTAGCATATTCATATAATCGTTGTGAATGTTCTGGATTAGAACCAAATGTTGATGATACAAAGGCAAATCTTTCTTGAGGAGAAGTTTCCTCCTCTTTCATATAACTTTCTTTCAGTCTCTGTAATCCTAGGGAGTCAAATAATTTGTCCCTGTCATAGTCTATCTGTATTCCTTTGTATTCTGTTCTTGGCATTTACTGTTCCATTGCTGCTGCTACAGATGGGAAGTGTTGTGATATAATGCTCCAACACATCTGAGCTATTTCTGCGTGTTCTTTTTGTGTTCCATTACCCATTCTTAGATCACAGTAATGAATCCAACTCCTTAAACTTCCTGACATCAATAATGTCGTTTCAGTCAAGCCCTCAGGCAATAAAGCTCTTGCCTGTTCTTTTGCTATTCCATCTGATAGGGCTTTGTTGTATGCTGTTCTGGCCTCCATACCTACTTTTTCTTGTAGTTTACGAAACCTAAGTGCTTGAGCTACATCATCACTAGAAATACTATTTTGTCTGTTATCAGGATCTTGCAACCTTGCCTCTCTTGTATAAATTTGTTCAGGTGCCTCAGCATACCTTTGGCTATATTCCTGAAAACTAAAACTACGATGCCTTATAATTTGTCTAGATATGTCTCTAGTAGTTGTAATTGACATCTGAACAGAAACCATCTCAAAAGGGCTCCAATGTTCATTCTTAATTAAATATTTTAATAATTTAGGGGCAGTTTTGTTGTTATTTTGATTAGTAGGGTTACTAACTCTAGCTGTGTAAGCTACCAACTCGTCTGCTGTATTACATCCTGTGGATGCTGATGGCTTGGTTAAACCAATCAATTCGACTTTCATTAACACTTTCTCCAATTTGTGAACCGAAGTTCAGCTTCTAATTTATGAAAGACATTATTACTTATAAGATTCTCAACGTCGACATCAGCGAGTATCATATCATTAATATCTTTCTGTTCTATATCTTCAGGCCAAATAACAACCTTCTCTCCAGCCTTAATTAAGTTGTGGATAATGTTACATACTTCTTTATTTTTAGGTTGGTTATCCACTATAATTACTCTGTCTTCAGGTAAGTTCAATGACTCTATTTTGTTAAAAGATGTTCCTGCACAAGCTATTGCATTGTCCAAAAATAAACTATCCAAAGGACCCTCTACAATTTTTACAGGCTTATTATAATTTATAACATCTAAGCCATAAATTGTAGAAGAATTCTCATTCATCTTTACCAATATATACTTCAAAGGACTGTTGCCATAGTCTCTTAAACTAATAGCAGTCATCTTACCCTCCCTGTCGAAAAATGGGATAGCAAGACGAGGCTCTGTAGTTTTAATCCTATCTTTGTATTTAGGAGCTAACTGATGTATCTTTGAGATGTCTTCTATATGATATAGCCTATCCCATTTTTCTTTAGGAATCTTCCTCTGCTCACAATACTGCACTGCAATATGATTAGCATCTAACTTATCTACTCTGTCCATGACATTGTCTATAAGTCTGGAAGTCTTTACGCCAGAGAAATCAGGTTGTTCAAATTTAAAATTTGGTTCTTTGTTGGCTCGAGGACCTGCTACACCTTCCGAGTATCTCTCCATTACATATTGAGGATACAGAAGAGGATCAACTATCTTTAACAATCCACCAAAAGTCGTCCCAGCACCACAGTTATGGCACTTGTAGAACATATCGTTCTTTTTCTTGTAAATGTATCCTCGAGCCTTGTTCTTTTTGGTCTGGCTGTCGCCACAGATAGGGCAACGGAAGTTAAATAGATAATCATCCTTACGTTTAAAACGATCTAGCCTGTGCGAGATCATATTAATATATTTCAAATCTATATGTAACATAGTCAATATTATACGAAATTCCTAAGTAGGAATCAAGGTGTTATTTTACCAATTGGTGTGCTAGCTTCCTAGCATAGAAACAATCTTCCCTATATTTGGGAAGAGAGCACTAACAGCTACCAGAATACCTATAAGAATCCATCTCCATTGTTCGAGTTTTCTTATACGTTCTTCCATATGGTCCTGTTCTTTATTAATCTCTTGTCTAAGGGCTTCTATTGTATTTAAGATCTTTTCTTCAGATTTGCTGATATGCGCTTGTGTTTCACGTGAGCCCGTAGAGATTCTCGAATGTAGTTCCTTTACTGCATCATCTGATTCTTTTCTTCTCTGCATTCTTTCTTTCTCTTGGCTATCGAGACGTTCCTCGTGAACAGCAAGTATTTTGCCCATTTCCTGGTGTGTCTCGGAAATTTTACCTATTGCTTGCTCTACTTTAGTCAACATATGACCAAGTGCAGCAACATCAGTTTTAACTGTAGCAATTTCTCTGCCACTAGCCGTCTGCGATTTAACTGGCATTTCTTTTCCTTTTTCTTATAACTGCCTTTCTCCTAAACATACTTGGCATTCCTATACCTGGAAAAGGCCATTTGGCTAATGTGTTTACACCTGGTTCACCCTTAGGTCCAACACCTATACCATCTACTCCGCCTCCGCCTACAGCATTAGCTGCTACTTCTTCGTCCATCATAAATTCTCTGAAATTGAGGATTTCATATTCTTCTAACAACCTAGCGTGTCTTTGAACACCCTCATCTTCCATATAGGTTTCCATCAATGCACCTACTGTAATTTCATCATCTTCTTCTTTATACTCCCTTAACAGCGCTAATGCTGCTGCAAATGATAGGAGCCTTCTAGCATTTCTATCTGAAGATCTCATTAATGCGTTCTGTATTTTAAAAACAAATCTATTAAGGAATGTATAAGCTTCTTTTTCTTGTGTTGTGTTTGCTTTTCTTAACTGTTTTCCATCACCGTCTACCAAGCCCATTTGAAATGCTTGTGAGTTCTTGATAGGAGTAGACAGGAGTTTTAATAACCTGTATGTAACTAAAGTATCTGCTATTCTACTCATCTATTGTTTCCTTAATATATCAGCTAGTTCCATATTAATAGGAACATCTGTTTCTATATTCTTTGGCAACCTTTTAGAAAATACTTGTTCTAATGGTAACCTGTTTAAATATACTAGGAATGTTTTTAAATCACTCCAGTATTTTTCTTCTAGTTTGAAGAACAACATCTTAGTCGTTGCTCTTCCAAAAACATTATATAAAAGTATAATATGATTAATGATCAACCTTTCGTTAGGCTCTCCTGTTTTTTGATACTTGTTAAGTAATCTCTTCAAGTATTTAAAACGTTTCAAGTCATCTTCTAATTCTGCCATCCCTGTGCATGAGGGATTCTGATAGTTTTTTATGGCGTAAATTAAAAAGTTGTCATCCGTAAGTTCATCAAATTCATTCATTCTTAAGCCGTTGTTGCGCTTCCTCCGATAAAATACCACTTACTTGTGCCACTATCATACATTAATGTAGCACTATGCCCTACGCTGCTCCAACTAATATCCTGTGCTATGTTAGCTGCGTTTAAAGTTATTGTGTGGCCTCCACTATTGGAAGACATAATTATAATCTTGATCTGGCCGTCTACGCCAGCTGCTAGTGATAAATTACCAGCACCACTAAAATTGTAAAGAAACGTAACGTTAGTATCTAACGAAACAGCACCAACTGCTGTCATTTGATCATGATCTCCTATACATAGTTTATCATTAAATGCTGCTGGTGTTGCAATGTTTCCAAACAAGACTGCGTTTGTAACTGATTTAGAGTTACTACCCTGAACCAAATACATCTTGTCGGCAGCAGCGGCTGCTGTAGCCGCTGTCATTTCTGAAACTTTACTGTCTGCCATTTGTTACTCCTTATGCGACTGCTGTGATAGTTCCACCAGCTGTGCCTTGTGCTGCTGAGATTGCTCTCTCTGCATTACCACCGCCGATTGTGTCTACCATAGTTCCGCCATTAAGGTCAACTGTTTGTGCTCCTATTGAAAGAACATCACCAGCTGCTATTGTTCCTGCTGCTGCACCAACACTTGCTGAGAATGTAAGTTTATCTGAATTTACAGGTAAAGTTCCATCCATTGTTAGTGTAAAGTTTGCTGCTGAACCACCACCTGCTTGTGAGTTTGTCACAACCATTAATGGTGCTGCTGTTGCTACTGTAACTTTTTCGTTATAGTGAACATTAACTATTAAGCTTCCACCTGCTGATACATCAAAAGATGTGCTTTCCCAATCAACTGCGTCGATTGTTGCTTGTCCTAGGTTTGTAGCTAGTGAACCAAGGGCTACTAATACTTCAGGTTTAGCATTTGTGTTACCGTTACCTGTCATAGTTGAACCTGGTTTGACTACCCAACCTGAAGAGTTAGCAAATACATCTTCTTTTTGATCTGCTGTGAGATACTTTGGTTTACTCTCGTCTGAGTCTGTTGCTCCCCATCCTGACATATTCTTCTCCTTAGTCTAAATGTGTTTTAAAATTATCATGAGATGCATGTCCATGTGCTTGCATCTTCAATTTGTCTGCTGGCTTTCCACTCATATATTTATTTAAAAATCTATGAGCATCCTTAACAGACACCTTTCCTGTTTTACCGTCTTGGAATTTGACTCCTGCGTGTTTATCACCTTGATCTAATACGCTTCTTAATTGAGAAACTATATGTGCAGGTCCTTTATTCTCTGAACCGTCATGTTTTGACTTTCCAGGTTTAGGTGCAGGTTTTTTAGGAGGTGCTAAATCTTTATCACTCCTCATATCCCTCATAGCGTCTTCTTTAGCGCCTTCAGGAAGTTGTTCCCTACCTAACATAACGTCAATGACAGAGTCTTGTAATTTCTTACCTCTTTTTGCCATTGCTTTCTTAATAGCTTTGTCTCTAGAACCAAAGTATTCATCTTTACCTGATTCTATTTTACCATCGCCATCGTGATCTTTTGTAGCCATTTTTTCTGTAACTACTTCTTCGTTGGCACGTCTTAAGGCATCACTAACTTCTGGATGATCTGAAAGTCCTTTCTTAATCTTTTCCATTTGTTTAGCAGCGCCTGTCATGTTGCCACCTTTGTAACGTTTGTCAAAAGCTATACCCTTGGCCATTTTAATTTGTTTGCCTGAGTAAGATGCTTCATCTACTTTCTGGAACATTTTGTCTTTTAATTGTTCTGGTAAGTCTCTGACGTTGTCAACACCTCTATTAGATAGAGCTGTTTCTAAATTTTTCTTATAAAGTTCATTGAACTTTTGTAAGTCGTCTGGTAATTTCCTTTCGTCCTTTAATTTTTCTTTTCTTAAAGAAGCAGGCATACCTTTCAATATATCGTCTTTAGCTCTTTTACCTGCTCTTTTAAAACGTCTTGAATCTCTTGCTCTAAGTCCTTCAGCATCTAAATCTGATATTAAACCTTCTTTTATATCTGGTTTCTTATGAACTTCTTCACTTCCGTCTTCAGGTCTGCTAGTTTGTTTACCACAAGCCTCACCAACTTCAGGGTCTTCACTTCCACCTTGTTTAGGTTTCATGTTTAGATCTCCTTCAGGTTGACCTTCGTCTGCAGGTCTACTAGCAATAGCTTCTTCACGAACATCTTCATCTGGTTTCATGCCATCGCCTTTGTTAGACTTGAGGATTTTACCTTTGCCATTTTTCTTTTTAGCTTCAGCCTCATCCTCGGAGCCATCGTAAACGACTACATCACCGTCTTTATCTTTAGCCATGTTTTTCTCCTCGGTTTGATATTTTGTTTTCTGAGTATGAAGTCTTGCTCTATTGTATGTGATGTCATCTCCTAATTGAAATCCCATCATTTTATCTAGTAACTTACTTAGGGCTTCTCTTTCATAAGGTGGTAATAGTTTACCTGCTCTCATGTTTGCTAAAGCTCTGTGTAGTATAGGTAATTGTCTAGCAGGCAACATGCCTTGTCTTATGAGCGTGTTCAACCTTTGTTGTTGTTGATCTAACTCTAGTAAGTATTCTAAACTTTCTGCAATTTCCATACTTCTTCCTATTACATGTATTTATACAAATTAGACTTTCATCTGCTTATAAAGGTCATTAGCATATTTGTCGTGGGAACCTTGTCCTGGATGAGCTTTGTCATATTCTGCTTTATCGAACCATTCCCAGCGTTCTGCAGTGATTTCAGGGTATTTTTCTTTAATTGTGAAGTATAAGTTTCTATCCCAGCCACTTATAACAACCTTTGCTTTACTCTTTACTGCTATATCTATCATATAATCTACATATTTCATTAGAAATACTGTAAGAGGTATGCCTTCTTTACCTTGTTTTATCTCTTCATGTAGTTCTTCATAATCAGGTTGTGATAAATTACTTAATAATTGTAACCATTCAGGTGTATGAGGCAATACCTGTGTTAATGCTCCCAATGCCATAAAACCTTGATCTCGCATACTTATTAACTTTGCCTCAGGAAAAGATAATATTATAGTATCAAATTTCATCATGTTTGTAACCACTAAAAACTTTTTAAACATGACTAGAATGTTTGCTCCTGCTGTAGCAAAATTACATACACCATAATCTGGTGGTAATTTTTCCTGTAATCTTTCTCCATATGTTATATTACAACCAGCACCAAAGGTATCACTAGAGCCAAATAATCCTACTAATTTAGGTTTATCTAATCGCCAAGGGTCTCTGTGATTATACTCATTCATTTGATATGACCACTCATATCGTTCCCAACCATATATGTTTTGAATAGGGCCAGGTCCTGTAAAGTTTTTCAATACTCCAAATGGAATTAGATCATGAGGTGTTTTTATTGTAGCGAGGTAATCAGGATTTGTAGATATTACTTCGTTGAATTGGATATTGTAGTTAGGTGATTGATGATTCTTATCGTTTTTTAGCTGTCTTTTTAGCCACTCTTCTTTAACAGGGTCTATTGTCTTGTTATTGAATAACGACCTGATTTCATCAAAACGGTCATTTAGTTTCATAATATTATCCTACTGAATAACTGAACGCCTTATAGGCTCTTGATGCCTTCTTAAGTGTCGGGCCTCCTGATTTAATTCTGGACACTGGTTTTGCTTTATATTTAGCTTTAAATGGTTTTGCCTTAATTTTATATCTTTTTGCTTTGTAAGAAGCTGCTCCTTTAATTGGCTTAGCTGCTTTATATTTCTTAGCTCTTTGTGGGCCTTTGCCTCTATTTGTAAGACGTTTGATTTCGTTTCTTCTCATCTGAGGAAGTAGTTTTACAGATATACGATTAACAAGTGGTTGGAATCTTGTTATCATTCTTTCTAAACGTGCCTTCTCTGCTGGTGGTAGTCCTGCTCTATCCCTACCTCTTAATAGACGTTTGTAAACCATAAGCCTTGCACCACGAACAGCCCTACGTTTTAATCTGTCTGGTGTAGAACCTCTTCGTAATGCTATAC